TAACAAAACAAGGAGTCAATGATGGCTAAAACAAAAGAAAGCACATCACCAAAACTTATCTTAAATGATAAAGAGTATGATGTGATTAATGATTTAAATGATGAACAAAAAGTTTTATATTCTCATTTAAAGAATATTGAAGATAAACTCAATAATAATAACTTTATTCAACAGCAACTTATGGTGAGTAAAGATGGGTTTGTACGTTTGCTCGAAGAATCATTTAAATCTAAAGACTCTGAAGAAGAGAAATAAATGATAATAAGAAAGTGTAATCACGATTCTAATATTGCTATTTATAAAAATACGCATCCTAATATGATGAAAACAATTCAAATGGCAGATGGATCGTTGAAAACGCTTTCTTATCCTAGTGCAAAAGGTTATTTTTTACTAGTTAATGGAGAGATTGTAAAACAATCAGACTCATTTCAAACTATTGAAAAAGCATATATCAAAGAGGTTAAAGATAATGCCTATGAAACTCATGGGCATTATGACCTCGTTAAACATGAATTAGTGGAAAATAAAATAAGGTTAAAATGAAAGCAGTTTATGTAATTACATTAGGTATGGGAATGGCAGATTGTAGTGGTTGGTCTGTAGTTGGGTATAGCTTAGATGAAGAAAATAATAATCATACTGTTGCACAGGTTGAGATTGATAGTAGTACATTAATCAATGAGTATAATACTATGTATGACTCACTCTGGTATTCTTGGGAATAAAGTGAATGAAGAAATTAAATCTGCTCGTTCTTATCGTACTGGTATCATTGATGACAATGCTTATATCACGATTAACTGGAAACTTTTGGTTCAGCTTGGGGTACTTATATCTAGTCTTACTTTCGCTTGGCTTGACATACAAGGCAGAATACAAAGCCTTGAAGAAGAAGTGTTGGATGCTCATGCTGAAATTAGGAATCTTGTTGACAAACACAAGCTGGAAGAAAGTGTACAATTAGAAGAAATGGAAAACAAGTTAAAATTCTATGAAAAAGAATTTAACATAAATCCTCTCTCTTGGAGGAAAAGGAAAAAGAAATAATGGATTTCATGGCAGTTTACGGAGAAGCTGGAATGATAGGGGTAGTAGGTGTAATGTTTGTTTACCTAGTTGTTTCTTTAAGTAAGAAATCGGAAAGACAACAAGAGTCTCTTAAAAATTTAGAAGTAGAAAACAAAGGTCAATCAGAAACAATAGCCAATATGGAGGGTATGATTATTAAACTAATTGCCAGATGGAATGAATCAGATGCTGTAAGAGATCGTAGGTATGAACAAACAATAGAAGCTATGTCAGATTTAGAAAAACAATTATCAAGAATGGATGGGATTATGTCTCGCATGAATGGACATAGTAAATAATGGATAGTCTTAAAGTGTCAGGAGCAAGTTTTGCAAGTCAAGCTATAATATTTATGGATATGTTACCTTATTTTTTAGGAATAGCTATTGCACTAATGAACATTATATATTTATATTATAAAATAAAAAAAGTCAAGGAGTCGTAAATGTTTGGAAAAGTAGTAGCTGAGTACATATTAGATGATGAAGTTAAAGCTGATTTAATTGAATCTGTAAACAAATCTATTAATGTGCCAATAATTAATGAAAAGACAGAAGCTAAGATATTAGAAGCTATCTGGGAATTGTTTGAAATGGCAATTAAAAAAAAGTTGGGTGTATAGATGAGCAACATAATAGTAACCTTACTCACAACCTCATGTTTGCATGGGTCAATTCCAGATATGGCAACACACCCTGAAAGATACTCTGATCTATCTTATGCTTTGTATGGAGATGTAAAAAAGAAAAAGAAAAAAGGTAAAAAGATTGGTGGTGCTAAAGGTAAAAAATCTAAGAAAGGTTTTTTTTCTAAGATATTTGGAAGTAAGTAATGCCGGCAAAGCGTGACCCTAGATTAAAACGATTTGGACTAAAAGGATTTAATAAGCCTAAACGCACTCCTTCTCATAAGAGTAAGTCTCATGTTGTATTAGCACGATCAGGTGGTAAAACTAAATTAATACGCTTTGGACAGCAAGGAGCTAGAACTGCTGGCAAACCTAAAAAAGGGGAGTCAGCAAGAATGAAGGCTAAAAGAAAATCATTTAAAGCTCGCCATAGAAAGAATATAGCTAGGGGTAAATTAAGTGGAGCTTATTGGGCAAACAAGGTGAAATGGTAATGGCTAAAAAAGTAAGTTGGATGTGGAATAAAAAACGATATTATGGCACTTTAATTAGGGAAACTAAAACACATAAGTTCGCTAGGACAAGTAACGGAAAAATAAAAAAAATTAAAAAAAGGAGATCATAATGCCAAAAGGAAAAGGATATGGTTTTGGTAAAGCAAAGCCAATTAAAAAAAGAAAGACAAAGAAAAAAAAGAAGTAATGCCTAGATTTAGTAGAAAATCGAGGGAAAAACTAGATGGGGTTGATCCTCGTCTAGTTTTCCTTTTAGAAGAAGTTGTTAAGTATTTTGACATCACAGTTATTGAAGGTAAACGAAGTCAGGAGAGACAGAATGAATTGGTGGAACAAGGCAAGTCTAAAACTAAATTTGGTAAGCACGTTTCTGGTATGGCTGTTGACATTGCTCCTTATCCCATTGATTGGGATGCTCGTGATGACTTTCATTATCTTGGGGGTTTTGTCTTGGGAATAGCTTGTAAGATGGGATTAAATATTAGATGGGGTGGAGACTGGTCAAGTTCGTCTTTAGCACAAGAGATTAGAACTACCAAAGACAACTCATTTGATGACTTAGTTCACTTTGAAATAAAAGAGTAAAAAAGTTAAGGACTTAACAAAATTATCCTTGTATAAAAACATATTTTAATAGTATAATAGGAGTAACATGGCATATTGTACAAACAGAGATTTAAAAGACATCTATCCTTCGTTAGATGAATTTGACACAAAAACTCCTTTATATGGCTGGGTAGTCCATAGCAGTAATTTATATAGAGCAGATAATAGTGGTTTAGTGACTCAACTATTTGCAAATGGTCAGGACTTAGGTTCTGCTCAAGCTAATAGTGGAGAGGTTAATTCTAATGGCGAATGGTTCTATGAATCATCACTAGATGCTACTTATTACTATAATAGTGCAACCAATCCTAATGATATGTTAATGGAATCTGGAGATGATTGGGCAACGCTCAAAACACGCTATATTTCTAATGCCGAAAAATACCTCGATTCTAGGTTGGATGGCAGACTACCCAGAAAACAATTCAAGGACAAAGATGGTAATTATGATTATATTCTGGTTAGAACAACAGCTTTATTGGCTTGTAGTTTTTTAATCAGAGCCTCGCAACCTACATCCGAAATAGCAGACTCATTATTTGAAGAAGCTGAAAAGAATATACTTTCTCTTAATGAAGGCAGTACAAAGTTATCGTGGCAAGTTACTGGAGATTCTTCACAAGGAGTTATAAGAGAAGTATCTGTAAGTGGAAGTTTAAGGCTAGTAGATACTAGAGGACAATACCACGATATATATGATAGAATAGGTGTAAAGATTACAACTGCTGGAGCTTTAGGTACTGCCAAATACTCTGTTTGGTTAAAAGATGGAGATAATCTAGGTGCTGAAAGAATGAACAATGGCGAAAGTGCAGATTATATAGATACTATTAATGGGCAGTATCAAACACTAGCTAGTGGCGTTACAATAAGATTTGCTGGAGACACAGCAGATACAGCAACAATAAATGATAAATGGGAATTAGAATTTTTTGGCAAGAATGAATCTGCATTAGATTCAGGTATGCCTTATTCTATTAGGATGTCTCGTAGATAATGGCTATTACATTTGTTAATATTTGGGAAACAAAAATACTCGATCCAATCAGAACATTTTTAAATGATGAATTTGCTGGTAGCATCCCAGTCTATACTGGAGATTTTAAAGACATGGGAAATCAGTCGATCAGACTAAATCCTATTGGAAGTGATTTGTTAAGAATTGATAGCGTAAGGGCAGAAACTAGAGAGTATATTTTAGATGTCTCTTTTACGTTTAAAGAAAAAGTATTAAAAAAAGATACTTGGGAACATATTTTAAGAAAATTATCACATATAGAAGCTCTATTTCACGACAATACAACTGGATTAAATAACACCTTTTATGATGGAAGATTCCAGTCTGCTAGAATTAATGAAAAAACGACAGAAGAAGCAGAAATTGAAGGACTAAATGTTGTACGTTGGGAATGGAGAGGAACATACTCAGGAAACATAACATAGGAAAGTAAAAAGGATTACTATGAAAATAAAACTAAAACAAGGCGTTTTGCCTTCTGATATACCAAGAACAAGTGGACAGCATAAACGAATTATGTTTGCATTTATGAATGGAGAAAAGGAATTTGAAGTGGACTTTATACCTAAAAATTTAAATTCGTATATTGAGCCAGTTGTAAAAAAACAAGTGGTGCAAAAAAAGGAGAGTAAGTAATGGCTATTGATGCAAACTTTTTTAACTCAAAAGAATTAACAGTAGGTGTAGGCTTAGATGATAGTAATGTAGGAACAGCTTTTGCTGGTACTTTTACACAAATCGAAGCAGACAGCGTAACTTTCCCTACATTTAATGATATTAAAATAGAACGTAGAGGTGGTGCTGGTTCAGGAATTATGACTGCTACAACAGATATGTTTCATTATGGAAAAGGAGCTACAATTGAAGGCTCAGTAAGTGGCTACATGACAGATGAATTAATGGCTATTCTTGTATCTAACGTAACTGGTGAGGCTATAAGTAGTGGAGTTTTTACAGTTGATGGAACAAGTACAGCAAATCATACATTTGTACATAATGCTACTTCAGCATTAGAAAACACATTGACTTTTGCTTATAATGGCGTAGGTGGAACTGGTTTTGATGATTGTGTAAAAATTGCTGGTTGTGTCATTACTAGTTTAACTTTAACTGCTGATCCAAATGAAGATGGTGGAAGAATGAAATTTGAAGCAAGTTGGATTTCAAGAACTCCAATAGCCATAGGGAGTACATACAGCACAACAGCATCTACAGTTGGTGCGTATAGCGCAAACTATGTATTTCTAAGCGACTATAGCGTGCATAATCAAATAGCAGATACAGATGTTTTAATTAAAAGTTTTTCTCTTAATATAGAAAATCCAGTTACATTTGCTGGTTTTGGTGGCAATGCTACTGATGGAGCACCTCAAACCTATATAAGGTCAATTCCTGAAATGATAATTACAGCTAATCCAGTTGTAAAATACGACACTAATGTTGATGCTTTATGGGAAAAAGTTAGAGGATCAGGAGATGGTGTACAAGCTGAAACTTTAACATCTCCAGCATTTGAAATGTCAAATCACGCAACTCCAGCAAGTGGTAGTAGAGCAATTAGTATTGCTGATGGTACAGTTACAGAAATGGCATGGGATGAAGGAGAGTATTTAGGTGTAAGTGTTTCTATTAAAGCTAGAGGAGATAGTTCAACCTCTTTTTACTTAAAGCACTCATAGGATAAATAATGAAGCATACACTCTCCAGTAAATTAGAAGTCACATTAAAAGAAATGTCAGTAGATGATATTGATTATTGTAATGACTTGCCTCAAATGAGATATGAAAACAACGAGGTCGTAGGTATTATGAATCTAGCAAAAGCTAGAACAGCTTGGATTCGTAAAGGTGTTGAAGGTGCTGATGATAAATTTATTAAGTCTTTAAAAGAAGATGAAAAAAATGAGTTGTCATTAGCAGTACAAGAGCATCAACGCTTGGGGGAATAGAATCCCTCACTCTTGAAAGCAACTTCTTATTAGAAAAAAGATGTGAGGGGTGCAAGTATCATACATACCCCTACAAGGCTCAAATTCCTATCTTAATTGAAGGAAAGTATGAAACTCGTACCTTTACATCAAATGAAGAAGTTTGGTCTGTGATAGAGCTTGTAAAACAAGAAACGGCACAACATAATAAAGAGGGTAGGAGTTTCAATATTGCAGAATCTGTAATGGCTCAACTACCCTTTTTTGCTTGTACCAACCTAATGATTAACAATCAGGCTCAAAAAGATATATCAAGATATTTGTATGCTGAAAAATTTAGCATTTCTCCATACAAAGGTTCTTATGGAGAACAACCTAAGAAATGGATAGAAAAAAGTTTTTTAATTAGTAATTTAGTACAGAGACAAAAAGCAAAGGCAATAAAAAATGGCTAACCAAGAAATAGTAGAAATAGAATTTAAAGGCAAAGGCGATTTACTTGAACAAATTAAAAAACTAGACATTGCCACCAAGTCTTTATTAAACACTCAAGTAAAATTAGTAATTCAAGGTAAGTCTGTACAGACTAATATGAGTAAAAATGCTCGAGCATATAAAAAAGCTATTAACAACACTAAAACACTTGAAAAAGAAACCAAAAAACTTAATCAACGCACAAGAATACTTGGGGGTACTTTTGCAGTTTTAAGATCAAAATTATTAATTTTTAATTTTGTAATGGGATTAGGGGTTAGGCAAATAAAAAGATTTGGGGGAACAGCTTCAGAAGTAGAAAGTGTATCTACAGCATTTAATACTTTAACAGATAGCACAAATAGTACTTTTAGTAGTTTGCGACAATTACAACAAGCAACTAATAATACAGTATCAGATTTTGATTTACTTAAACAAGCTAATAACGCTTTAGTGCTTGGAGTGACTGATAACATAGATGAAATGTCTAAAATGTTTGACATAGCACAAAGATTAGGTCGAGCTTTAGGTAGAGATACTGCAACTTCTGTAGAATCTTTAATTACTGGTATAGGTAGACAATCAAGATTAATGCTTGATAATATTGGAATTATTGTAAAATCTGAAGAAGCATACGAGGCTTATGCTGAAGCTAATAATAAACTTGTTAAAAATTTAACAGACGCAGAAAAAAAACAAGCATTTTTTAATGCTACAATGGAATCTGCAAAAACAAAAGTGGGTTCTTTAGGAACAGAAGTACTAAGTACTCAAGACATATTTGATCAATTTAAAGTTGCTTTATTTAATTTAGCCGTTTCTATTGGTGGAGTTGTTGCTAAAATGAGTCCTTTAGTAGAAAATATGACGAATAGTGCAAATAGTGCTAGTAGATTTTTTAAAAGTTTAACAGAAACATCATTAGAAACTACAATTAGAGAATTAAGAGATTTAGGTGTTGAAACTAAATCTTTAATGCAATTACAACAAATTCAACTAGAAAGAAATATAATAAAATTAAATAAAGAACTAGGGGCAAACAAAGATTTTTATACAGATATAAATATTTTACAAAATAAAATTAATTCTAATACTGAAGAAACAATTAAACACGCTAATCAAGCGACTAAATCTCAAATTCAATTAGAAAAATTAGTTAACGATGAAAATGTTGCTCGACTTGAAATGACTAGAATTCAAGAAACAATGAATAATATGCAAAGTCAAGGAGCTATTGCAAGAAATCAATCATCAATAGAGCATTTTCAATTTTTAGAAAAAGAATTAAAAAAACAAACTGATATTTTCTTTCAATCAACTAAAGAACAACAAATATTAAAAGAAAAAATACAAACATCAGAAATAGCTTTAGATTTGCTAAGTAAAGAAGGAAAAACATTAGAAGAAAATTTAAAAATTCAATCTGATCTTAAAGCAACAGAAGCAGAATTATTAGCATTGAAAAAAACTAAAACAGACGCCCCTACTACTGAAGATGGCGTTACCACACCCTCATTAAACGAAACAGAGTTAAGAAATATAGAATCACTTAGAAGAACTGTTTTAGGAGAATCTTTTGAATTTCAAATGAATCAATTAGCTATTTTAGAAAAAGAATTTAATGAAAAAGTTGGAGCTACAGTTGTCTCTGAGCAATATTTTGCTGATGAAAGAGATCGAATTCGAGAAGAGGGCGAGAAAAAAAGACAAGAACTAGCAGATAAAGAATTTTTAGGTACTAAAGAATTAGCACAAAAAAAAGAAGAAGCTAGAAAGTTAATTCGTGGTGAAAGTGTAAATTTTCAATTAGAACAATTAACTAATCTACAGCAAGAATTAGAGGGGTTAGTGGGTAAGGAACTTGATGTAACTACTTTTATTGAAGAACAAAAACAAAAAATCAGAGAAGAATTTAATCAAGAACAATTAGAAATAATAAAAAAACAAGAAGATGCTAGAAAAGTAGTTCGCAATGATGCTATGCAAGATCAATTAGACGACTTAACAACTTTACAAGGAGAGCTAGAAGCTATTCTAGGTAGCGAAATTGATGTAGCTACATACATTGAAGAAGAAAAGAAAAAAGTTAGAGATGAATTTAATCAAAAACGCATAGATCAAGAAATGGATTTTTTTAAACTTCAAGTAGATAATACTAACCTAATAATACAAGAAGCTGGTAAAGCATTAGACCAATTTAATAAAAATACTCAACAAAGAAAAGATAATGAAATTAAAGCATTAAAAACTACTGAAAAATTTCGCAATGCCTCGGCTACGCAAAGAGAAAATATGGAAAATGCTATTCGAGAAAACTTTGCAAAAGAAGAAGAAAGATTGTTTGCTTTTAAAAAAATGCAATCTATTGCAAGCGTGGTAATGAATATTGCAGAACAAACTGCAAAATATGCTGGAAACCCTTTAATGAGTGCTTTTATTGCTGGCGTAGGATCACTACAATTAGGAGCAATTATGGCTCAAAAACCACCTAAGTATGCAACTGGTGGTTTAGTAGGAGGCAAAAGACATTCTCAAGGTGGAACATTGATTGAAGCAGAGCAAGGAGAATTTGTAATGTCTAGGCAAGCTGTGCAGTCTGCTGGATTAGAAGCTATGAATGAAATTAATCAAGGAAATACTGGAGGTACTAATATTACCTTAAATATTTCTGCTCCATTAGTTGATGAAACTGTTGTAGATCAAATTATTCCAGCTATTAATACAGCTTTACAAGAAGATAAAGCAAGGTTGTCAGTTTAATGGCATTTGGAACTTCAATACAATTAGGCAATATTAAAGAAAATTGGCTTTTTAAACTTGCCAATAACAATAGTAAGTATTTATACTTTGCATTTTCTGATGTTACTTATAATTCTAATTTTTATCATGGAGTTATATTAAATAATCCATCTATTAATGAATCTATTGATTTATTAAATAGTACAGCAAATACAAGTGGTACTAGTATTATTATTCCAGACTTTCAATATCAAGGCAATCCTATTAGTCAGGAATTATTTGGAGGTACAAATACCTATATTAATCGAGATTGTACTGTGCATTCTCAAATTAACAATGATACTCCAGTTAAAATTGGATCATTTAGAATTGTAGGTATTGATACAGATGGTAATAAAATTAATATAAAACTTAACTCTCATAGACCATGGGATTTTCTTACAGTACCTACAACTAAAACAACTACAAATAATTTATTCGTTCCAGTAGCGTATGGGAATTATACAGCAAATTCAGCATCTCCACAAAGTGATCCTCAATTTGTAGATGAATTAACGAGTTATGACTATAGACCAGTACATTATAATAAATTAGATTCTGGTTTTGCTATTTACCCTAACACTAATAGTGCATCTAGTGGAGCAGAGTTAGCTGTGTATAATGAGCAATTTAATGTTTTTGTACCTACTGCCGAAGCACAAGGAGCAACAGTAGATGTAGATAATGCAAATCATGCAAAAGTTGAGCATACAGCAAAACATATTTTTGCAGTTAGACCTCATGCTCATACACAAGTTACATTAGATAGTGGAGTAACAGCAAGTAATGTTGCTAGGATGTATAATAACTCTACAACATCTTATGCTACTCTTGCTGGAGATGTTAGTAGTGGTGGAGGTGAAATTTATGCTAGGTATTTATTACATTTAGATGTTCCAGATGGAGATGAAAAATATAAAAAATTAACTGACTCAAATGGCAATAGATTATTAACGGCAGAAAGTATTAATTCAAGTGCTACATCATTAGACATAGATACTGGTTTTGATTCTGCTGATATTTTTGTTGGTTGTTCAATAAAACTAAAAGAAGAAATTATAACTGTTTCAGCAATAGGAAGTGAAAGTGGAGG